CACAACGTGGAGGCTGGAGGCTCTAAAAAAGCCCCCAGGCACCTCACATGCCTTGTTATCACCCAATAAGTGCATATCAATGCACTGATGGATCAATAGTCTTCTCAGAATTGAGAAGACACGATATATCACGATCTTTAAATTTACCTTGCGGTCAATGTGTTGGTTGCAGGTTAGAACGCTCACGTCAGTGGGCAATTCGATGCATGCACGAAGCTCAAATGCATGAACAAAACTCCTTTATTACACTTACCTATGACAATGCACATCTCCCAAGCGATAGATCATTACACTATAGAGACTTTCAGCTCTTTATTAAAAGATTACGAAAACGGTTTACTGGACGAAGAATCCGTTTTTACATGGCTGGAGAATATGGTGAGAAGCTTGGCCGTCCGCACTGGCATGCATGTATCTTCGGACTCGGCTTTAATGATAAGAAATTATGGAAACGGAGTCCCTCTGGTGCTAACTTATATAGATCCAAAGACCTTGAATTACTCTGGCCATTTGGTCATTCCTCCATTGGAGATGTTACTTTCGAATCCGCCGCCTACGTTGCCAGATATATTATGAAAAAGGTAACTGGAAAAAACGCAGATGAACATTACACTGAAATTGACCCTGAATCAGGGGAAATAACTAAGCGTAAACCCGAGTTTACGAAAATGAGCCTTAAGCCTGGTATTGGTTACGAATGGTATAAAAAATACACTTCCGATGTGTATCCCCATGACTACGTTGTAGTTCGGGGAAAAAAGGTCAAACCTCCAAAATACTATGATAAAAACTATAAAATAGATAATCCGTATGAGTTTGACGAATTACTTTACTTCCGAGAAAAGTCTGCTAAACTTAATTATGAAGATAATACCCCTGAGCGATTGCTTGTAAAAGAGCAAGTAACTCAGGCAAAACTTCAAAAACTTAAACGTAACCTCACTTAAGGATAGTTCCTCATGAAATTAGTACTATGTTCTGTTAAAGACCGTGCAGCTGATGCTTACGGTCGTCCAATGTTTGTTCCGTCTGTTGGTGTCGCAATAAGGAGCTTTAGCGACGAGGTTAATCGGTCAGATCCCGATAACCAATTATTTAATCACCCAGATGATTTTGATTTATATGAGCTTGGCGAATTTGATGATAATACTGGGTTGTTTGCTTTACATGAACAACCGAAACTGTTATCTTTAGGAAAACAGGTAAAAATACCTAAAGAGTGATTTAAATAAAACCGACTCAAAGGATGTATCTTTGGGTCGGAATATACTAGGGAGCTTAAAAAAATGCATCGTAATCAATCGGTAGATGTACATCAATTTACAATGATCCCAAAGGCTGACATACCTCGGTCAAGCTTTGATTGTCAATCTACACATAAAACTACGTTCGATGCTGGATATCTCGTACCAGTGTACGTAGATGAAATGCTTCCAGGCGATACATTCCGCCTAAATATGACGGCATTTGCCCGTCTAGCTACTCCCCTTTATCCAATTATGGATAATATGCATTTAGATTCATTCTTTTTCTTTGTACCAAATAGATTAATTTGGGACAATTGGCAAAAATTTATGGGTCAACAAGCGAATCCAAGTGATTCGATTTCTTATGTTGTACCCCAACAAGTATCACCAGCTGGTGGATACGTTATAGGTTCTTTACAAGATTACATGGGTTTACCTACTGTTGGTCAAGTAGGTGCAGGAAATACTGTATCCCATTGTGCTTTTTGGCCACGTGCATACAATCTTATTTATAACGAATGGTTTAGAGATGAAAATCTTCAAAATTCTGTTGTTGTAGATACTGATGATGGTCCTGATACAGTAACTGATTACACATTATTAAGACGTGGTAAACGCAAAGATTATTTTACATCTGCTTTACCTTGGCCTCAAAAAGGGACATCTGTAACATTACCATTAGGTACTTCTGCACCAATTAAAGGTATAGCATTGGGTTCAGGAACTTCCTATGCAAGTGCTGCAACAGGTTATGTAGATTCAGTCGGTGATAATCCACCAAGTGGAACAAATTGGTCAGGAGATAGACCAGCTATCAGGATTCAAGGTGTTAATGGTAGTCCAAATACACCAAATATTTATGCCGATTTATCGGCAGCAACAGCTGCAACAATTAATCAATTACGTCAATCATTTCAGATTCAAAAATTACTTGAAAGGGACGCACGTGGCGGTACTCGTTATACTGAAATTATACGCTCACATTTTGGTGTTGTTTCTCCTGATGCTCGCTTACAGCGTCCCGAATACATCGGGGGTGGATCAACCAATATTAATATTAATCCGATCGCTCAGACGTCGGGTACTAATGCTAGTGGAACTACTACCCCTATGGGCACACTTGCTGCTATGGGCACTGCCCTGGCTCATAATCATGGTTTTACTTACTCAAGTACTGAACATGGTGTAATTATCGGATTGGTAGCAGTCCGAGCCGATCTTACATACCAGCAGGGATTGCAGCGTATGTGGAGTCGATCCACACGTTATGATTTTTATTTCCCAGCATTTGCAACTTTAGGCGAACAAGCCGTACTTAATAAGGAAATTTATGTTACAGGTGGTTCTGGGGACGATGATGTATTTGGCTATCAAGAACGCTGGGCAGAATACCGATATTATCCTAGCCGCATTTCAAGTTTGTTCCGTTCTACTGCTACTGGAACTATTGATGCCTGGCATCTTGCACAAAAATTCACTACTGTACCTACGTTGAATACAACGTTTATTCAAGACACACCACCAGTTAGTCGAGTAATAGCAGTAGGATCCGAAGCAAACGGACAACAATTTATTTTTGATAGCTTTTTTGATTGTAAAAAAGCACGACCAATGCCTATGTACTCTGTACCTGGCTTAATCGATCATTTCTAATGTTTGGCGGCTTATCAGGAATCGCTGGCCCCGTTATGACAATAGCGGGTGCAGCAACTGGAAATCCAGCACTTATGATGGCTGGGGTTGGTATGAGTGCGCATAGCGCACAACAATCCCAAGCTCAAGCTAATGCCATGAATATGCAATTAGCTGGTAATCAAATGGAATTTCAAGAGAGGATGGCTAATACATCTTATCAAAGAGTAGTAAGAGATCTTCAAGCTGCTGGTTTAAATCCAATGTTGGCTTATTCACAGGGTGGTGCACAAGTACCTACTGGTGCTAGTGCTACTGTGAGTCCAACAGTTAAAATGGATCAAGTTAATAGTGCTCTTGTTGGAGCTCAAACAATGTTAAACGCTGCTAATAGTGCAGCGGATGTTGAGTTAAAGGGTCAGCAGTCTGCTACGCAGCGTGAACAACAAATTTTAATAAGAGCTCAAAAGTTACAAGCGGAAGCTGATGCAGCACAAAAAGCTGGACATACATATAAACCAGATGAATTTACTAAATATGTAAATTCACAAATAGCTGCTAATCAAGGTTCAGCTGCACAATCAACTGCAACTGCAAAAAATATAAAAGAAAATATAGCCCCAACTGCCGATCCTTGGTATGTTCGGCAAGTTAAACAGTCGTTTAGTAGTTCTAAACAAGCCCTGGATAGTGGTATTGCTGATGTTTATAAATCAGGCAAAGAATGGGCTAAACAAAAATATGGACAATACTTTGGAGGACAAAAATGAGTAAAAATTCTGTTTTTTTACGTACACCTTATAATTATGATAAAAATGCTGCATCTAATGAGTCAGGTTTGGCTTGTGAGGAGCCATCCCTGGCTCAGCAGCACCATAAAGACGAATGCGATATTAACAATATTCTTCGTCAATTTAATATTACTGGGCTTTTGCCAGAAAGCCCATTAAGCCCCCGTTATGGGGATTTCACAGGTATTGGTGACTACCATACCGCATTAAACCGCGTTATCGCGGCACAAGATGAATTTGAGGCATTACCTGCCCAAATTCGAGCTCGGTTTAACAATGATCCTGCCGAGCTTATAGAGTTCCTTGAGGACGATAACAATCGACCTGAAGCCGAGACTCTCGGATTGGTCGATAAAGCAGCTGCCGAAGCCGTTGAAGCTGCTAAAACTACCCCTGAAAAGGTGGCTGAATAAGCCATAGAACAGTTACCTACTTGATGTAACTGTTCTAGGTGACACCAAAAACCACAAAAGGAGTTAAAAAATGATGTATAGAAAACCTGTAAATAAACGTCGTTCTGCTCGTTCTTTTAGAAAGAACGCTAGACGTACTAAATCTGCAAACATGGCTAAATCTCCACAACGTGGAGGCTGGAGGCTCTAAAAAAGCCCCCAGGCACCTCACATGCCTTGTTATCACCCAATAAGTGCATATCAATGCACTGATGGATCAATAGTCTTTTCA